TCACTAACGCAGCAATCATTGTCTTACACCATACATCTGAAGCAGTGCCAGGTAATCCAACTCAACCACGCTCTGCATTGCAGGGTAAGGTCGCGCAAATTCCTGCACTTATCTGTACACTAGGTGTAGTGGGTACGTCAATGGGCGTATCACCTGTGAAGAACAGATACGGAAGGGCTGATGCCAACGGCAATTTGCTTGCCTGGCTAGCGTTTAACCCTGAGTATATGTTTATGGATGACATACCAGAGAACGGTGGATGATGATTAGAGAAGAAGAAGACGATATGACACAAGAGATGCGAGCATTCGTACTCCTTGAAGTCAAGCGTGAGACTGCAGCACTAATCGAAAAGATTCAAGCAGCCAAGGTACCAGTCACAGATGAGTGGACTGATGGATTGAATGCTGGACTAGAGTGGGCAGTACGTATCCTGAACAAGGACAAGAGTGCATCTTAAGTGCCAAGTCAATCGCGCAAGCACAGAGGGTACCGAAGTCAAAAGGTTTGGGCTAACTTCCTAGCAGAGAATGGTTTCCCATTTGCTGAAAGCACTGGTGCTGGACGTAGTGGTACTGACATCACTGGCACAGTAGGTATTGACTGGGAAGTCAAGGCACGCACAGGATTTAATCCTGCTGCTGCTGTTGCACAACTGAAAGACAGAGACAAAGGTGACCTTGGTATTGTAGTCTTAAGACTCAATGGACAAGGTGAGAAGTCTGTCGGTGATTGGGTTACGATACTTAGAGGTGAAGATTTAGTGTGGCTACTACGGGAAGCAGGGTATGGTGATAAAAATTGACAACGACTTGCCATCCATCAAGGCAATCCTTGAACACTACGGGGCAACCTTACGTAGTACTCACGGACAAGTCAATCTTAAGTGCCCCTTTCACGGTGACTCACACCAAAGTGGTACGGCAAACTTGGACAAGAACATCTTCATCTGCTTCGCCTGTGGTGTACAAGGCAACAGTATTCAAATCATCGTGCATCAAGAGGGGTTAAGTTTCTATGAAGCAAAGCGTTTTGCAGAAGGAATTACTGGGGAAGTCCGTGAAGAAGTACGCGGAAAGTATTCATCTGGCAGAAGATTACCTAGCAAGCAGAGGAATACCTCTGGAGGTAGCACGGTTGGCTCAATTAGGCGTAGTCGCGGAGCCTGATACTGGTCACGAGATGTATGCAGGACGCTTGGCTATCCCTTACATTACCAAGTCAGGTGTAGTTGACCTACGCTTTCGCTCATTGAACCCAGCAGTTGAACCAAAGTATATGGGTATGACTGGTGCAGAGACTAAGATGTACAACGTACTAGATGTTGAACGTGCAGGTGATTGGATAGGAGTGTGTGAAGGTGAACTGGATACCCTTACTATGTCTAAGTGTGTTGGCTTTCCTTGCGTTGGTGTACCTGGTGCGAACTCGTGGAAGAAACACTACACACGTTTGCTCGCTGACTTTGAGCGAGTATTTGTTTTTGCAGATGGCGATGCGCCTGGACGAGAGTTCGCCAACTCCCTCGCAAGGGAACTACCCGTTACTGTTGTCACCTTTGGAGAAGGAGAAGATGTTAACTCTGTGTTCGTGTCTCAGGGCAAAGAGTTCATTCTGGAAAAGATTGGCATCACTGATTGATGGAAGACATCGAGCCACCTCATAACTACTGCAACGATTGCAACGTAGAGTTCGAGGATTCATTCCAGTTGATAGACCATTTCCTGGATGATGATGAAGAGTTCGACCCGTACTACATACTCCCCAGCGGATTCAAACTTATGCTAGGGTCACTACTACGGTTTATGTTTGAGCACGCTGAAGAACCTGAGCAAATCAAACTCATATCACAGTCTACTTATGTTACACTATTTGCTAGTGAGAATGGTTACGACCTAGTAGATGAGTTGGTTGAGGATACGATTGTGAAGTCAGCACTCGTAGACTTTGATGCAGGACTAACGAAACTATTAGAAGAGGGAACCAATGACAGCGAAGGCGGAGCGTGAAGAGATATGGCAGATTATAAATCATCTAGCGAATCAAGGACTGAAGGTGTCAGCATACGACAAGGACGGTTCGTTCCTAATGGTGACGCTAAAGATTCCTCTGTTGCACGCGAACTCCACCTCGAAGTAAACCTTAGTAACTTAACCAAAGAACTCAACGACTTACTGCTGAGCAAGCATAGAGATTATGGTCCAAAGAATATATCTCAAGCCCCTGGTGGTGCTATCAATGGACTACGTGTACGTATGCACGATAAGTTGGCACGTATCAATAACCTGATTGATAGTGGCGCATCACCTGAGCACGAGTCACTTGAAGATTCATTCAAAGATATGGCGAACTATGCCATCATTGGTCTTCTTGTCTTAAGAGGTAAGTGGGATAACGAGTGAGAGAAAAAGAATTATTCGAGTGGCTACGTGCTACGTATCTCCCCGATTTAATTCACTCACCCCAAGAGTATGATGGCTTTGATTGCACCACCGATAGATACAAAATGTTTATCGAACTCAAGTCACGCAAGACACACTACCCTGACCTGTTGATTGAGAAGATGAAGTATGACTTCTTGATTGAAGAAGCGCACTTGCTTGGCTTTACACCTTGGTATATCAACTCAACACCGCAAGGTGTGTGGGCATTTCCTCTACATATGATGATGCCTATTGAGTGGAACGAGAAGTGGTTGCCTAGCACCACAGAGTTTGCAAACAAGAACAACAAGATGAAACTGGTTGGCTTCCTCCATTTAGATAACGGAGTACGCATTAAGTGACACTAGAGTGGGCACGCATTGAACCTTGGCAGTATGTTGTGGACTCTGTTGCATCTGAGTACCACCGCAAGTTCAACGACATTGACTTAGAAGATATCCGTCAGTCGTTGTATCAATGGTTCGTTGAACATCCCAACAAGTTAGATACGTGGGAAGCAATCGGAGTTAAGGATGCAAAGAACCTTATCTATCGTAGCCTTCGCAACCAAGCATTAGATTATTGTCAGCATTGGAAGGCTAAGTCTGGTGGCTATGAGACTAGCGACCTGTTCTACTACGAAGCAGATATGGTTGAAGCCTTGCTATCACCAGTACTTCGTGGTGAATGGGGTCAAACACATAAACTAAATCTGGGTAGACCTGGACGTCCATCAGCACCTAATGAGGGTGGCAATATGATGGCAATGATGATTGAGATTGACTTTGCATATTGGAAACTCACCAAGGATGACAGAAAGTTATTGTTCCTACGTCACGCAGAAGCAATGGACTTTCCTGACATAGCCAAGGAGATGGAGTTAGGCTCTGAAGATGCAGCCCGTATGCGTCACAAGCGTGCTATCCGTAAGTTGATTAACAAGATAGGTGGCTTTAAGCCATACTCTGATAACGACTTCGAGCAAGTTCAGCAAGTTCAGCAGGAGTCTTCATAGGTTTAGAGGTTAAGTGCCACGAGTTGCAGTCTCTACATTTGTAGTAACGCACAGGCAAGGGCTTACCTCTCCACGATACGTGACCTGACCACGCCTTACTAATCATAGCCTTGGCGTGTGCTTCGGTTGCAAAGGTATGCTTACCGCACTTCATCTGGTGTACTTTCTGCTGGGTCTACATACATAGACTCTGAATAGTTGTCGTAGAACTCGTCAATCTCTTTGCCACTAGCGAACTGATAGTTGTTGTTCTTTGGTTCACAAGCAGAGCATCCGCCTTGCTCACATACTTCACACATTTTATCCTCCTGTTGAATAGAACCCTCCGCCATTGAAGCGGACGGGTACTGCGTTTATAATTCTAACCATACTCTTACCACAAATACAAGTCAACTCATCATCTCGTTCATCTACCTTGCGTTGTATTTCCTGGTGTGCTTTACATTCCTTGCAACGATACTCATACGTTGGCATTAGTCTTTCCAATCTATTGGTGTTGGTGCGGTGCTGATTGCCCCACACTCCTTACATTCCTGTCTTAAGTCATACCACGATACTTCTCTTGACTCTTCATCCCACATAACTGTGACCACAAACATCTTGCACCCGCAGATGCAGGTCATAATGGGTGTGCCTGTTAGGTCTAACATCAGTACCAGTTTCTGCGCTGGCTATGTTTCCACGCCTTGCAGGGGGTGTCATAGCGGTGCTTGATATATTTATAAGCGTTGAGTATCTGTATTGCTGGGTCTTTGCTAGTCTCCTTCAACACCTGTCCGATACCAAATGCGCTTGAACCCTGCTGGTTCTTGGCTAGATGGTCGAACTTACTCTCCTTCATAAACAAAGAGTAGACACAACGCCTTTGCTCCCTGTCCCAGTTCCATCCTGCCTTGGCGTATCGCATAGCCATTATCTTATTGGCTCGCTTCTCTTCCATAGTTGCCTTGGTCTGTACCTCAACCTTTGCTGGGTGCTTTAACTCCACATCAACATTGACTGATACATCATTACCGATAGGTGCAAAGAGAATTGCTGCCGTTAAGACTGAGACTGCTATTAGATGTCGTTTCATCCGTACATCTTATCAAGTATCCTGCGAACATCACGCCTGTGCCTTTGTTCTGCGGTCACAATCTTCTCGTTATCTCTATGCTTTAATAGTTTATAACGTTCTGATAACATTAGTCCGCCCCAAATGGTGCCCCAACCACCCCAAAACTGTACGTTCTCAGGCTCTAGCCCTTCTTGTAAGCACTTATCTTTGACTGGGCAGGTACGACATAGGACTATTGCTTCAACACTACGCAACGCCTGTAACTTCTGTTCGTCTGAGTGGATACTGTTCTCGTAATGCCACAAGTCAGGGTCAGGGTGTGCGTTGCAGTTGCCCTCTGCGTGCCATCTCTTGTCAGGTAGTGTCATTAGATAACCGCCTTTAACTGGGCTACGGGTAACACGTTTACCGCTTGTCCTTCTGACTCGTCGCTCCATTGTAGGTGCGCTTCATCTTGGTTCTCATACAACCATTCGTCCTTCTCAGGGTAGGTCATAGTGTTCCAATCTGCGGGCAGTTCGGTGCCCTCTG